GTTTGGCCTATGATAGCAGATATCCTGATACCAGTGCCATCAGGCAGCTCTTCACTCGTAGTCATACGGTGATTAACGTGTACATTGTCTCCGAAGTCGATCTTAGCTATCTCAGAGGCCTCTGCTGTGGCCTTATCAGCCTGTGTTAGGCCTTGTCCAGTGATGTCATTAGAGTTTCTAAGGACATTCTGGCGTACAGCATCAGACTTTTCGATTACTTCTTTGACACCATCAGGTAGAACTTCCATATTATCCCGTAGACCCGGTGGTCTAGGCATATCAACGACAGCCATCTCTGATGCTTTGGCATCTATCTGGTCTGCTACCTTGGCAAGCTGGTTGTCAAGGGCAGATACAGCGCTATGGTTACCTGCTGCACGTGCAGCTTGGCGTACAGAGCTAGCATTGCCTGCTCTGAACAGCCCATAGAACGAACCACCAAACTTAGCGAGTACACCTACACCATATACTGCCTCTAGCAGTACGTCTAGGTTACCCATCCAGCGGTCAAGTGACTCCTTAGGCATGTTCTCGGCTAGCAGATCCTCAGTAAAGATACCCATGAGGTTCTCAATGATACCATACCGTGTGAAATGCTTCGAGTGTGGGCCTGAGCGAAGGTCTACGAGGATATCTCCGATGTCCCGTATGTAGTTTACCCTGTCCTCATGGCTTGCTTCTGCGAACCACTCACGGATCTCTTGTCGAATCTCTCCGGGGAGTAGTCCACGGAATTTGCCTATCTCTACTTCATTAGGAAGGAGGGATCTAGAGGTGATTACTCTAGTGACTGCTCCGTATATAGGGATGAAGTCTTGTTGGATTACTTCGCCTACACCTGCAATAGAGGTAAAGCCCTCACCCATTGGGGCTACTATGTGGTCTACTTCGAAGCGTAGCTGCTCTAGCTGCTGCTTACGTTGGTTCTCGCCAAGAGCTTCGAGTTCTTGTACTGACAAGGACATCCAGATCTCTTGTGCTGCCTTCACTGGCAGCTCACCGTAGCCACTCCTCATCATATGGATGAGTAGGTTCTGCTTAGAGTTTAGTTTACGAGCGTTAAGGCGAGAGAGTTCTTGGTTGATACGTGCAAGCTGCTCATCAGCAGGCAGTCCTTCCATACCAGAGAGTACACCATAGTCTAATCTCTCGTCGTTGTACTGGCTGTGAAGGAACTCTACTAGCTGGTCTTGTACAGAAGGGTCTTTAACATAGGCTTCAGCCCGTGAACCTGTAGAGTTAGGGTCTTGGTTAAGGACAGCGTCTTCGTGTCCTTTATTCCAAGCGTAGTTAGCAGAGATCTGCTCTCTCTTCGAGGAAGAGAAGAGCTTGTTATCTTCAGGAGGACCCTCGAACAGCCGAGGTGTGAAGTCATCCTTAGGGTTAGGGTCAAAGGCTGTACCATCATCGTTGTATTGTAGTGTACCACCCTGCTTGTTGGCTTCTTGTTCAGCCGCAACGAACTGGTCCATTGGTAACCCATCAATGGTTACCGGATCAGCAGGCTTACCTGCTGCATCTAGTACTGTCTGTCCCCACTCTGTAGGCATTAGTTTCCATCCCCTTTACCAAAGCCTTGACTAAAGCTAGCAAAGCTGAGTGCAAACTGTGAGATCTGACCAAAGGTCTGGGCTCTACCGGATGCGCTAGCTGCTTTATTCTGTGCTGTCATAAAGTCTGTACCAAGCTTATCAGCTTGAGCAAATTCGTTGACAGCTAGTCTAGCCTGTGACTTCTCGGAGCTTAGTGTACCTTGGAAAGCAGAGCTATCTAGCCCTACTCCTGCTGCTACAGACGAGATGACTGTAGCTGCTTGGGCTTGTCGGAAGTTCCTTAGGAACTGACGCTTCGCCTGCTTGTTCTTTAGTTGGTTAGCTTTACGCTGGGCTTCATTAGCCTTCTTGCCTTGCTTAGTAGCCTTCTTCGCAGCTCTGTGCGAGGAAACAGCTCCTACTGCGGAGACTCCTAATGCGATTGCGGATGTAATTGCTGCCATTATAGTACCTTGCTGTATGTACGCTCTGTCAAGGTAAACCCTTGATCCCCGTACCACTCTCCCATGTCCTTGGAAGAGCGAAGTTCACCCATGCTAATAAGATCAGCTCGATCCTTTAGATCTAGCTGTGCTTGTTGGAGCAGGACTCTTCCATTCGAACCTCTGTGCTCAGGGTGAATGAAGAAGAACGCTTCTGCTGCTACTTTATAGTTGTCATTGAACACGAAAGGTGTTATAAAGAAAGCTATAAAGCCTATGATACCATCTGTTTCATGTTCTAGAATACGGATATAGTGGTTATCATCTAGTTCTTGGAGTAGTACCTTGATTCTTTCTGGGTTGTATTCCAGTCCTGTACCCACATAGGGGGTAGTAGACCAGAAGTACTCACCGTATGCCACCAAGACTGGTATGTCTTGGAGGACCATCTCTCTAATCTGCGACATTAGACCTTCCTTGTTACTTTATAGTTTGTTTGAAATCCTAGGATGTGGGAGTCCTTATCTGAAGCGCCATCGAATCGAAGCTGTAGACTCCGTCCTCGACCTCGTACCTTATTGCGTGTAACCACCACTGGATATCCATCCACATCAGTGGTCCCTGAAGGAACGAAATTCCGAACGTGTCGATAAACTTCCTGTTGGGCTCCAATCTTGTTACTAACTGCATCATCTGTCCAATCCCAGTAGGCACTCATCAGAGTGCTAGACTCATTGACGGGGTCAAAGCCATTACCTGTGTCTGTGTAACCTGTCTCGGTTCTCTTTGAGAACACAGTGATAACAGGAGCTTGCCTTCTGCGTTGCCAGTCTCCTATCCCATCGTGTCCGAATACTAAGTAAGGGAGTGGGCCATTGGTCCCATCCCAATCATCAAAATCTGTTTGGTCAAAGTCAGCCACTTGTACGGTAGTCGTACTAGCCTCATATAGGAACTTGACCTTCTTGTTCTGTGAGCTATCATCAGCGTTGGGGATAGTGAATCCACATAGCAACACGTTGTTAGCCGGTGCATCGAACGTATACTTAAACCACGCTGAAGCACGAGCATCATAGATGAGAGCTGTGTCTACTGCTATTGAAGTATCACCAGCTCCATCAGATCCATATAGTACATACAGACGGCGTAGTGAGTCGTCATAGAACATTGAACAGTTCTCTTGCTCTGCATCAGCGACTTGGTTCCAGAGGGTCTGGATGGTCTGCTCGGTAGCATTCTGTACTTCGAGCTGCCCAGTAAACTCATTAGGCGTAACGAGCATGATACCGGCTGGGCCAGAGTACACGAGTGTGTCCTCTATCTTAGCCCACCCATCAGGTGCGTTAGAGCTAGCACTAGATAGCTTACGTACTGAGTAGCCATCAGAGGTGAATATACCACGTTGGCCTCCAGAGATTTCCCATACACCCTCTCTAGCTAGAACTATAAGAGAATTGCGTACAGAGATTAGGTTCATTACACCACCCATACCGGGAACAACAATAGTACCACCATCGGTGGGTACTAGTGAGTTAAAGTTCTCATCAGTTGGGTCTGCCTCTTGATAGCACCTACCAAACTTAGATGGTAGGTCTACTATTTGAGAGAACATGATTGTGTCTGCAAACTCTTGGTTCTTCATGCCACCATAGAATACACGACCAGCATGGAATTCAATAGCATTGAAACTATCATCGTGGACGGCACCACTTCCCCTAACGATTGACAAGCTACCATCAACTGTGCCTAGGGAAGCGTATTGGTCATTCCAGTAATTGAGTTTAGAGGTGAGGGGCGATTGGCTCCAAACAAACTTAAGGGTACTACCAGTAGTACCTGTAACTGCTGTCCATTGCCCATTGAAGTCATCGTCCATGTCGATGTCTACACCAAACTTAACATTGTAGTTGTAGTTCATCGAGTTACCCTCGATAGTAAAGTCTTCTCCTACTGCTATACCATGGGCTGCTGCTGTTGTAAGTGTAACTGTCCAAGGATCTCCGGTGTACGACCAAGTCGTGATATTTTGGAGTGATCCGCCAGCCCCACCTGTACCGTAACCGAATGTCGTGTCATAGGGTTCAATGAATAGTGAGCCACGAGGGGCCGAGCTTCCGCCGAAAGCCTCGTTCTCCAGCTTGGTGGAGTCCCAGCTCCGCTGTCCGTCTTCTTCTGCAATAGATGCACCATAAGTTCTTTTGTATCCTTTCCACCATATAGAGTTCTTAGCAGGATGCTTAGTCTTATCAGAAAGATAAGTATCTAGTAGATCCTGTGTCCAACCCCTGTTACGCATATTATAACGATGTTCGTCTGTGATAGTACCAGTAGGTTCTTGTGCTATTGAGATACTATCTTCTAGATCTGCGAAGTCCCTCATCTTTATAGTGATAGGCGACGATGAGTACTCGCCTGCTGTTGGGTCATACGTTACATAGAAAGGCTCTAAGTACGGACCCGTAACAAACAAATACCCCCGTCCTTGCGAGAAGGAAACGGAGGCTTTGTTAGTATTAGCCGCTGTACCACCAGAGCTGTAGTATGTGGAAAGAGGTACGATAGAGCCATTACCTGTTGCCCAACCACCAGATACAGTTTCATCAGCATCAGCAAAGTAAAGGCTGTCCTTGTGTCTAAACACAACAACCTTCTTATCAGGATCACCTGCAACATTCCTCCAGACATAGCTTTGGCACTTGTCGCCAGCAGCGAAGGTATCAACAGTCAATGCTGTACCCGCACCACTCTCTGCTGCAAGGCCTTTCCTACGCCTACGAGAACCGTCTACTAAGAGTTCATAGTTAGCTTCGTCCGTGGTGAAACCATCGGGGAAGTTAAGCTCATTGATCTCTGTATTCAGTCCTCCGTTAAGACGGAAGAAGTTTTTATTTGTCTTTGCTTCCTGAGTCATCTTTCTTTGTATATTCCTTAGCTGCTATCCGTTTACGTTCAGCCTTCTTATCTGCGTCGGCTGCTTGGTCCCAAGTCTTCGTAACGTATTCTCTGATCTTGGGTTTCAGGAGGCTGGGCTTGGTCCATTGACCAGCAAATTCATTAGGTATCACTGCGTCTTCACGATCTGGTTCTGGTCTTGCTTTACATAAGCCGTTCTGTTTATTAACGTGGATGTTCCACTTCTTGCCAGTTGCATCGACTAGGGAGTCGATATTGTTCTCACGATTAAGGTCAAACGTGGGTTGTTCAGACATGGTCTGTCTCCTTTACTTACGTCCATAGTCAGGACGATTATCATTGTCGGTATTCTTTATGATGTTTCGCTGGCGTTGGGCTCGTGTCTCTGCCCTACGTCGAGTGCGATCAATCTCTGAAGTTATACCATCCTTATAGAGATCGAAGTACATAGCACGTGCTTCTCGTTTGACAAGCACAGCTAGGTGTTTAGGTAAGCTAATCTCGGAAGCATCAGCCAGCGTTAAGCTAGGCTTCTCTATTCCGTAAGCTAATGACTTAGATGCTTGAAGGTTTGTTTCAAGTGCTGAGTCGTAGCTATCACAGACGATTTCATCCGAGCCAATGTCCATGACAGTGTAGTATGTAGGAGCTTGATCGTTCCTAACAGGAAGGATGTGACCAGTTGAAAGAGTAATTGCATCAACAGTCGAATCATCAGTAGACAGAGAGCTAGCACGATCAATAAACGAATCAACTTCCATGTAAACCAGTCTATCATAGGCTTGTGCATCTCCTGCTGCTTGACGCTTGTCATAGCGTATCCACTCTAGCGTGTGGAAGCCCTCAGGGCGCGTCATCACGTTAGGTGTAGAGGCACTGGTAGCATCTAACTGCTTCAGTGTCTTAGTGTGTTCAAAGTCGTGAAGGTCAACGATCTGATCGAAGCAATCACGAACCACCCTAGCACATTGATCGGACTCAACCGTATCAGAGATAGAGTTTACATCATCTCCATCTGCATCAGATAGGATGTCTTGTACGAATTCTAATAGTGTGGGCTTTGCCATTGTATATCCTTAAAAGGTCTCCCCCGAGGGGGAGAACCATGTTAGTCAGCTATCAAGCCATGCGCTCGCAGTGCTGCGAGGATGCCATTAACAGCGGTTTCAATCGGAGTGTCGTCTGTGGCGTACGTACCAGTCACCGAAATGTCTGCTACTGCTGCCTGACGCTCAGCGATCTGACCGTTCTGATTACTATCAGCTAACTTTGTTTTACTTGCTACTGGTTGTGTCATTACTTTCTCCTAGGATCAAGCCCTCCGAAGAGGGCTATCACCATTTAGATTACTCTACGGCTGCAAAGCTTTCGCTAAGCGAACCAGAAGGTTCAATGTAACGCACTGTCAAAACGCCAGCACCGGCTGTAAATACGCCAGTACTGTAGCTAAAGCACAACTTAACGTCGCCAGTGGCGTTAGCCCCTGCCGTTGTTACGCCAGCTACCAATGCTCCGTCGCAAGCGACGACTGCACCAATAGCATCGAGAGCAGTTACAGCAATTGCTGCATCAATACCATTCTCGTCGTCATCCGTGTATGCACCGTCAAGACCACCAGAGTTTGTTCCGATGTTCAACGCGCCAGATGCCGAAGTTGTGAAAGCCGTCTTTACCTGAAAGCTAGCTTCCAAGATCCGTGAGCCACGGGGGATAACAATATCCTGTGGCTTAAACGACGCGACCGTCAAGGAACCAGCTACTTCAAGTGCAGTAGCATCTTCCAATTCAACCTGTGCCGTCTTTACGGGTCCTGAGCCACCAACTACAGCGCTAACGCCGTTGTCAACAGTATGCTCGTTAAAGCCCACGACCAAGCCGTCTTTATTAGTCCACGTATTTCCTCTAGACATAATAGTACTCCTTATACTTGGTCGGTGTCGGTCAAGACACAGACGAGATTTTCAGGACGATATACCTTCAGACCGTAACGAGCAGTCGTAACATACTCTTCACGTTGCTTGTGGTAGTTGTATCCACCATCAACCTTAGGCATTTGACGCATGGCACCCATGAAGGGAACCAGATCGCCAGAAGCGGCAGAGAAGAAGATGTTTGCTTTACCAGCAGCAGTCGTCAACGTAATCGTTTCGTTTGCGTCAGCAAGGTAGTTAGAAACATAGAAGTCGAAGCCGAAGATGTTCTTGATAAAGCGCATATCCGATCCGATACCAGTCTCGATGATACCTTCCCAACGAGGGTTGTTGCTCACATTGACGATGTTCGTCAAAGTATTAAGTGCATACTCGACGGACGGATCAACGATTGCAATGAGATTGCTAGACGGTACGTTAGCCTTCTTCAAAGCGAAGAGTGCTTTAGCAGCGTCAGCCACAGCGAATGTCTCATTCGTACCCGTACCAATGAAGCGATGCTCTGCTCCGTTAATAGCGTTGGTAGCACTAGCGGTCTGACCGCCAGATGCACCACCTGCACCCAGAGCCAAGATGTCTGTCTCAAGCTTCTCGCTAAGTGCGCGAGCCTGTGACGGAACAAACTTTGCTTCCAGTTGCGAGGCATAGAACAAGTCTTGCCGTGCTTTTTCCGTGATATAGTGCCCTGAACTCAGGTACTCAGTGATCGCGAAGGTAAACTCACCCGTGTCCAGACTATCAAATACCACATCGGTATCTTCAGTGTAGTCACGTACGGTTGCTTCACCAATACTAGGGATCGTAAATTGATCCCCATCAGGAAACTCGGAGAGCCAGTTAACCCAGCCTTGAGCTTCGAGATTGTCTTGGAGAACTTCCTTGAGTTGTGTACTCCAGATCTCTGAACGTGTGAGGATAGCACTGTTGCCAGTTGTCATCATAATGATGTTTCCTTATAGTTCAAAAGATTAGTTATTGAAGCGGTCTGCTAGTGCCGTAGCATCCTTCAAATACTGTGCTTGAATCTTCGTGTCAGACCAGTACTTCTGCGGACCAATTTCCTTTTTTAGATGGTCGTAGTAAGCCTTAGTCTTGTGACCGTCGATCACTTGCGGCGTATCCTGTGGGGGTGTAACCCCACCAATGCTTGTGACACCGGGAGACCCGGTACTTGGATCGAGTTTCATTAGTTCTCGGAATGCGGCAGGACTTTCTTCGCCCAGAGATTTCAGTTTCTCGACACTAGTGCCTAGTTGCTTAGCTCTCTCTGCTACATAAGATTTGGCAGCTTCAACGTCGCCATTAACCTTATCTAGTACAGCTTGATTTGCCTGTTTGAAGTTAGAGTCGCGGGTCTGCTCCTCATTCTTGCTTCCTAAGATCTCTTCGATCTTTTTACTCAGGATCTCATCGGAGATGGGTTGGTTACCTTCCTCTGTTCCCTGTTGTGTGGAGCCCTTGACAACGTCAATGAGTTCAGCAATCGTTGCTTGTTTATTAGTCTTCCCTTCTAGCTCTATGAGCTGTTCTCGGGTTAACTTATTCTCACCTTGAAGTTGTTCAATGAAAGAGTCAGCTTCCAGCTTTCCCTTGGCTAAGTCCTCTACGGTCGCGAACTTCTTGCCTTCTCCCACTAGCTGCTCAATAAGTGAGCTGCTCTGTTCCCCGGTCGGGGCTGTTCCAAATACGTCATCGGACATGGTCGTCCTCCTTTATGGTAATAGTTTTAGATATCGCCTTAGTACCTTGCGCTCAGCAGCAGCGGCGATGGTCTTCCGTTGCCAAGCTGGATCGTCAAAGTTCTCATCTACTAGGTAGGTGGCTTCGATATCCTTTTCGATAATTCCTTTCAATCTGCGAATGACTAGAGTGTTGGCTCTGACAGCTTTCTCTGTCTTCTCCATCTGCTCCTTTAGTTCTTCGCCTTTGTATTTGGCTCGATCTTCTTCGAACCAAACTGTTTGTAGTTTACTCATTTGAGTACTAGCACCAGTGCGTAGAGCACTGCTTTATATGCTACAAGTGCCCAAAAGACACCTAGGAAAGTACTATAAGCATTTCCTCGCTTGAGTTTACGAATACGGTTACGTGTTCTAGTAATTAGAGTTTTCATTAGTAGTCTATCTTATACCCATTGAAGTGATACCCAATGTTGATGGCACCACCGCTGTTGTTAGTTACACGCCACAGGTACGTCTTCTCTAGTGTGGGATGACCTAGTATCCATTCTTGATCTTCGTTCTCAACTATCTGTCCTGCCGCTTGCCCACCTACCGCTCCCGGTGAAGGGATATACTGCTGATGTAGTAGCGTACCGGGGGCTGTGACTGTCGGCCCGACGTACATCAGATCAACTGCTGGATCTCCACCGGAGATCCTGTTATGATTCCTGATATTAACCGCCGTACCGTCTGCCGAGACAGTCGTCCCTTCGTACAAGAATACGTCCAGCGGCGCGTCGTCAGGAGCGAACTCCACGAGGGTCACGTGCCGGATCTCCCCAGCCGGGAGTCGAATGAATAGGTCAAGATTCGCTGCATTAGCTACAGCGATTGCCTTGCCAGATGCGTTGTACATGAAGCCATCGTGCACCATTCGGTGCGGCTCAGTTATTACCGTTAAGGCTTTAGCGTAGGCATCATAAGAATCCCTTTGGAGGGTTACTGTATCTAGCTGTTTGCGAACTGGTGGTCCAGACATTAGGCTTCTTCTTCTTCTGCTACGTCGTCGATGGCCTGCCTATCAGAGATCTGTCCGACTACTGTCTCTTGTGCTTGAGCTGCCATGCCTTGGGTCTCTTGACCCTCTGCTACCCTGATGTTATCTTGTACCAACTCGAACTTGCCTAAGCCTAGCATCTCTTCCATGATCGAAGCGATCCTCTTGCCTGAGATATGCGCTGCCACGGCTGGGTCTTGGTAAGCGGCTGAGTTGACAAAACCAAGTAGGTTCTGGACAATTTGTGCTTGTTGTGCAAAGTGTCTCGCGCCAATCGGATACAGCTTACCCCGCTGGTTAAGCACATCAGGTGTGATTTTGAGAAATTCTTGAATCGCAAAGTCATCATTAAATACCTTTACTACTTCCGTGGCACCAATGTTTCTGCGAGCCACTTCGAGCATTTGATTGAGAAGGGGTTCAACGAACTCCTCCTCAAACTTCTGAATCTTTTGTTGGAAGATACGACCTGACGCATTCTCAAGTGCTTGCACTTCGAAAGCTGTCTTTTCACCGGGTGTTCTGATTCCCATTGCCTGTCGTGGGGCACCTGCTAACTCCTCCATGTTCTGTTGAAGTTGATCCATTTGGAACTCAGCGTTTAACGCTGTAGCATCAGGACGTAGTACATCTACGTCAGCGTCAAGATCCATATAGATCCTGCCACCGGGCTCCCACTCAAAGTCTTCTACCATGCCCCGTATCTTGAGCATAGGATGTGCGATCTGATCGAACACATCAGCCTTGAGGTTCTCTAGGTGATCGAGCCGATACTGCATACCAACCAGATTATCAAGAGGCCCCATGCCCATAAGATTGTCAGGACGAGGCCTCCAAGAAACGTGTTCCTTATTCGATGTCCCGAGCCACGATTCGAATGGTCCATTAAATACTACCTTCCTTCTGTCCATGACAATGACTCTGTGACCAGACATAACTTCACCTGTGTCCATATCGAACAGGTCGCCTTCATATTCCAGAAGCTCGACCATATCACTAGAGTAGTACGTGGAGGCATTACCGAATCCGTCCACTTCGAACCCTTCGCTCTTATCGAGGTCAGAATCACCATAAGCATTCAACGTCTGTCGTGTGAGCATCGCATCAGCGATTGCTTCAGGGACCCATTCAAATCCTACTGGGTCTTGTTTATGCGCTTCCTTGAGGGAACCAAGCGACACAATGCGTCGTGTGATCTTGCCTGCATTCTGAAAGGAGCTTGCCGTAAGGTCGAAATAAATATCATATGGGCTGACTCTGTTGAGTCGGGGACCGCTATAGACCAGAGTGTTTTCGCCCTGTCCATTAGTGTGTACATTCTGTTCATACGATACTTCTCCGAATGCGTTTCCGTAGTCAATGTAATCATATAACGACCTACTTACTGCTTGCTTGAAGTCAGACTCTCTGATCTTCTGAATCATATAAGATTCGATTAGCCGAGCAGTCTCTCTGTCTGCCGAGTCCTGAGAGGCTGCTTCCCACTTGAACCAGTTGTCATTGGGGAACAGTGCTGCATAGTAGTTAGCGTGTAGATTATCTCGTAGCTGTGCTAGCTTAGGCACAGACGTATTGTTCTTCCAAGGCAACTTCTTATTCGAAGTGTCATCTGTACTAGTCTGGAACAGATAGTTACGCAGCTCTTTAGATTGGTCAAGCCACTCTAGGCAACTGCCACGCCAGCTTACATACTTGTTACACACATAAGATGCCATGTCATCTGGCTTAAGAATGCCATTGATTTCTTGTACTGCTTTACTTGTTCTAGCCATATTATCCTACTGCTACTCCGCCGAAGCGTGTGTTGTAAACCACATTAGACTTCTGTCTCAGGGTCGTGGATTTCATCGGTACTCGCATGATGCCTACGGCTGCGTGGAGTGCATCCTTGATATCATCGTTAGGTGGGTTGTGCTGTATCAGCTCTTGCTCAAGTGTCTCGCAGAGCCCACCCTCGAAGTGCCACACAGAGTTATTGTCGTAGTACGGAAGGAGTGTATTCTGAATTCGTTCTTCTTTAGAACCCATGGTGCGTACAGGGCGAAACTTGTCAACCGAGAGCGCAAGCCCATCCGACCGGATGTCGTCTTTAATACGTTCAGCGATAACCTCCTGTGCGGCTGTAACTTCAGCTCGTACCTTCTTGAAGCCCCACTTCATGTGGGCATTATAGACCATATCGTAGTAGTCTTTTGTTTTGTTTGTTCGTCGCCTTTGAATGTCAAGGACATATATGTTACCATCCCAGTCAACGCCGATGACAACCAAAGCTGTGTAATCAGCCGACTCTCGAAGTGAGAAGGCGAAGTCGATTGAAGCGAAGACGTTGAGAGGCCTACCATTGTAATGCCATTTGCCTTCTAGCTTCTTAAGGAAGTCTGGGTTGTAGTACTGGAACAAGGTTGAAGAGATAGCCTCGTTACCGGGATCGTTTGGATTGTTATAGTATTGCGCATAGAACTGCGTCTTATCGAGGTACTTAGCTCTCTTGCGAGCAAGAATCGTAGGGTTGAAACCAAACCAAGCACCATTACCTTGCTGCTGTCTGGGCCATAAGAAGTTACCAGTTCCATCGCCAAGGTCTTCTACTTCCTTCTCAAAGACTTCGTAGACAAGTGCAGTGTCAAGGATCTCACCTTCTTCGTTGTATACATCTTCTGCAATAGTGAGCAGAGTTCCATATAGATCCTTTGGGTGATAACGTGTCCCAACAATCCATTCACGTGCGTCCGTGGTTTCAATACTAGAGAGGAGAGAGTATTGGTTTTGAACCTTAGTCCTGCCTTCATTAGTATATGCGTTCTCTTTAACTACTGTATCATCTAGTACTGCTATGTTACAATGCAGCCCAGTGATCTGAGTTGTAAGGCCAGCAGCCACAACGGTAGCATCGCGGATACCTTCAGCTTGACGCTTCGGGTGATCGACCATGATCTCTTTCTCTGTCCACTTGGTACGCTTGCCTTCGTCCGGGTGGGTCATCTCAGGCCAGTAGCGTCTATACACAGGAGAACCAAGAATGTCCTTGATAAACTTCAACTGCTTCT